CATACGAGGTTCCGAAACGTGACTGGAGTTCAGACGTGTGCTCTTCCGATCTAGTGGATGATTGATACCGACGGTGGAATTCAGGGAATGATTCAGTCTGACCCATCTTCAGGTGGCTCTCACACAATTCCAATTGATAAGGCTTTGCTATTCCGTACAACTTCACAAAAGAATAACCCTGAAGGTCGCTCGATTCTTCGTAATGCGTACCGTCCATGGTTCTTCAAGCGTCGTATCGAAGAGATTGAAGCAATTGGTATTGAGCGCGACCTAGCGGGTCTTCCAGTTGCTTACCTACCTCCTGAGTATCTTTCATCAACAGCAACTCCTGAACAGGCTTCAGTGCTTGCATCAATTCAAGCCATCGTGACTTCAATCAAGCGTAATGAGCAAGAGGGCATTGTTATGCCAGCGATGTACGATGAAAACGGACATAAGATGTTCGACCTTCAGTTGTTATCTTCAGGTGGTTCACGTCAGTTCGATACAGATAAGACAATTCAGCGCTATGACCAGCGCATGGCAATGTCAATCCTTTCAGACTTTATTCTTCTCGGTCATGACCGCGTAGGTTCATATGCACTAGGTTCATCAAAGATGGATTTATGGTCAATGGCAGTTGATTCAATCGCTAAGAATATTGCTGAAGTAATGAATCAGTACGCGATTCCTCGTCTTCTAAAACTTAATGGAATGGATGTATCTCGTGCGCCATTCTTGACATACGGCGAAGTAAGCCACGTCGACCTAACAGAGATTTCAGACTTCGTAACTAAGTTGGCTCAGGCTGGAGTTCTTATGCCTGACCCTAAGTTGGAAGATTATCTCCGTACAGTTGCTGGACTTCCACCAGCCGAACATGATGGTCAAAATTTTGGAATGCCTCCAATGCCTCAAGGTGCAACTGCTCCTCAAGAGACAACAGCACCACTAGACATACCTGAAGAGACAGAACCACTTAACGGCGATTTGGATTAAGCAATGGCTATCCGTGTCAATAAAGCGGGACGCCGAAATCCGCTAAACGCGGAAGAGATGCAGTTAGCCCGAACTCTTTATGATGCTATTTCGCGTACCAACGCAAAAATAACAATCACTGAATTAGTAGCAATTCTTGAAAAGTTGCAGCCTGATACGTTGAATGAATTGCTTAACAAAATCTCATTGATTCAAGAGCAAGGCGTAATCAGTTCAACCATTTTGAATTCAATCGATATTGGTGGAAGTAACGCTATTGAGCAACTTCAAGCAATTGCTCCAAAACTTGCATTACCTGCATTCATTCCTTCAAAGGTAAATATCGGTAACAGCGATGCTTTCCAAAATACTCCAGTAACACGCATTCCAATGTGGGCTGCTCCTGAAGGTAAGAAATTACCTGCTCAGATGAATATCTCATTTAACCGAACAAACCCTTTTGCGGTCCAATTCGCTGAAGCCCGTGCAGCGCAGTTGATTCAGTCAATTGATGAAATGACACGTCAAGGAGTTCGCAAAATTATCAACGACGCATTCGTTGAGCAGATTGATTACCGAGCAACAGCAAAGAGAATCAAGAATGTTGTTGGTCTTCATCCAAAGTGGGCAGATGCAGTTGTTAAGTTCGAGCAGCGTGAATATAGCCGTCTAGTAAAGCAAGGACTCAAAGAGGGAGCAGCGCGAGTTAAGGCTCAGTCCAATGCTGCTACTTATTCCGACCGCTTGCGTAGCGCTCGTGCCACAATGATTGCTCGCACTGAAATTAATGTTGCTCAAAACGAAGGTCGCTATCAAAGTTGGAATCAAGCATTCGACCAAGGATTTATTGACCCTGCATCACTGAAGATGTGGATGACCGCTAAGGATGAGCGCACCTGCGATATCTGCGGTCCAATGGATGGCGAAGTAGTTCCATGGAATGGTCTGTTCTCAACTGGAGACAAGATTGCTGGACGAGTTCACCCGCACTGTCGCTGCTCAATGGTCATGCTGCCACCTAATGGCAAGGGTCAATCCTTCAAGGCAGATTACGACCTACTCAATGAAGTTATTGGGTGGGGCGAATGACATATGCAATTAAGTTTCCTGTTGGTTACCGACCAGTAATCAAAGAGAAGAATACGAATCAGGTAGTCATCGTTGATATTGATGACACTTTGCTTCGCAATGGCGACCAGCCAATCAAAAGCACAATTGATTATGTCAACGAACTTGCAGATAAGTATTTCATCGCTGTAGTTACTGGACGCACAGCAGATGAGCGAGAGAAGACTGCGAGCGCACTTCGCGCTGCTGGAGTTCGATATAACTCTCTAACCCTTAATGGCATGGGAATCAATTCTCCTGACTATAAAAAGAAGACAGCCGAACGAATCATGCAAGACAAAGAAATCGTCATGGCTATTGAAAATGGCGATACTGCACAGGCTGCATATCGCTCACTTGGCATTCATGTTAAGAGTCCATCTTCAGTTGCTAAACACGGCAACCATGACCAATCAAGCCATGGTAACTGGGCTACAGGTTCGGATGGACTAACTGTAAGCATTGATGATTCAAGATTTGAAAAAACAATGACTTTGAATGACAAAAATGGTGAATCACTTGCATATGTTCAGTTTCAAGAATTTGAAATTGATAAGAAGGTAGATATTCTCTACCTTCATAGTTATGACAGCGGTAAAGGTTATGCAACTAGAGTAATTGACGAACTTTACAAAGCAATGCCTGATAAAGAGATTTATTGGGGAAAAACCAGCGCTCCTGAATCTACACACTTGGCACAAAAGTTCTCCGATAAGTATGGAAGAACTCAATTTATGCCTTGGGGTGAAGGAGTTATTAATGGTTATGAGTGGGGTGAGTTATATGGTGATAAGACTGCGAAAGTTGAAAAGCACGGTTCACATGACCAAAAAACTCATGGTTCATGGGCTAACGGACAAGGTGGAAGCGGTCTAAGTCGTCGAGAGATTTACGAATTACAGTACAACATGACTGACCCAAAGAAATCTGCGATATATAAGGCTGAAGAAAAGTTTCAACCACAAATCCAAAAAGATTTGCAGAAGCCTTTTCCTCCTAATAACCCAGCAGAATATGGAAGCCGTGAAGAGTACGTTGCTGCCTATAAAAAATATTCAAAAGAATTTGATGATTGGTCAAGAGAATCATCCCGCAATATTCAGTCAGAGACCGCTAAGAAAACTTTAGATGGAACAAGGGCTGGAACTCAAAAGTATATTGATTCAGTTACCAAGTCCGATTGGTTCATCAATGAGTTTGGTGACGATAGGGTTGTGGAAATTCCAAAGGTTGCTTTGCGTGAAAACAGGGTTGCAGGTCAGTACACATTCGGCTTTAAGAATGGTCAGCCTTATAGTGCCATGGTCATTAATAAAGGCTATTCGCTAAATGAGCCAACAATTCTTCATGAGATTGCTCATTACGCAACGACTATTAGCGCAAGAGAGCGCTTTAGCCCTCACGGAGTAGAGTTTGCAAAGAATCATGTTTATTTGGCAAGCAAAGTGATTGGTCCTGATTACGCAGATGGATTACAGGCTGCATACAGAGAGGAGGGAATTGACCTTGGAAACTAAAGACTTTGAATTTACTATTACAGACCCAATCAATCCTGAGTTCATTCCCGTTCCTTTTGAAGAAGATGTTCTCAAGCACGGAACCCATAACCAAAAGACTCACGGCAGTTGGGCTACAGGCGAAACAGTTTCAGATATCAACGAGTGGAACAAGGCTGAGATGGCTAAGTTTCCAAGCCGTGAAGCGCGAGAGGCTTATTTGCTGGACCATATCTTGAGCCAGCGCATGGAGGGATTTACTGGGAAGGAATTTCATCGAGCCGTAGATGCTTACCAAACTGCTCATGGATATGCCATTAATGAGGCTTTAAGAGACCCGCAAATCTCTGAGGATGGTTTTCAAGAATGGATTGATGGAATGGATAGAGCCATCGCGTCAGCGCCTCTCACAAAAGAAGAGATGACTGTTTATCGTGGAATCAAAGGCAATGGATTAGATTTCTTTGAGGGACTTAAAAAGGGAGATGTTTACACAGACAAGGGTTTCACTTCAACGACCTTAGATACAGACGTCGCGACTATTTTTTCAACTAATAGCATGTACCAAGGAATTGTTTTACGAATGAAGTTACCCGCGGGTACGGAAGGTCTTTACCCAACTAGCGTTCTTGGGCTATCCTCTATCTCATCAAGAGAGGCAGAGTTCGTTCTTCCTCGAGATAGCAAATTCAAAGTTCTTAATAACGAAGGCAAAGTTTGGGACGTGGAGGTAGTCAATGATTGAGAATCTTGGTTACGACTCATCTAAGGGCTTGTCCCTTGTCGTTGAGAAACATGGTTCCCACGACCAAAAGACCCATGGCAACTGGGCAACTGGTGGCACTCTTTACACAGGCATCATTGACCGCCTTGGCGCAAAAGATGTGACTGGATTTAGCCTAGATATCAGTTCGAAGAAAGCACCTACTAGCGGGTACATGGCATCTATTGCTGGGGCTGAGAAAACAGTTGGCTACGATGAATTCTTTTCAAGTCGCGATAAGAGCAGAGAAATTCTCCTTGACTACATAAGCAAAAATGCAAATCAGTTAAGCGAGCGCGGAGCATATTTTGGTATATGGGTTGTAAAGGACCAAGGAACCGTGTACCTTGACGTCTCACGAAGATTCGATACTCGAGGCGAAGGAGTTCGCGCAGGGTTCGAAAATGACCAACTATCAATTTACGATATCGATAACGATGCGTATATTTACATGAAGGACGAGGTAGATGAGCGAACCAACAAAGCCGTTGCTGATAGAGATTCCAATTCCAGTCAACGAGATGACGGACGAGCAGAAGAAAGCATTCGCGGAGGAGATTCTCAACGCGATAGAGAGCAACCGCTAACTTTCCCTCATGTTTGTTTAGGTCGCTATACAGTTCAAAAGCACCTAGAAGGACAGCATGACCAAGGGACTCATGGAAACTGGGCAGGGGATAGATATCCTGCCGATTCAGTTAAGAGCGCAAGAGACGGTGCCAAAGAATATGCCTTTCAGAAGGGCTTGAAGCCCGATGAGACGATTGACTACACGAAAGTAGTAGCAAACCGTGACCGCGCTTCAAAGATAGCCGATATCTACGAAACTCTGCCTAAGATGGATAGAGATGCAGTAGATGAGTACGAGGCTTTGGCGTCAGAGGTCGAAGAGCAGTTCGACTACATGACCAAGAAACTTGGCGTAAAGGTTTCATTCGTTGCTGAAGACCCATATAAGACTTCAAAAGAAATGTTTGCCGATGTCAGTACAGGCAATCTAAAAGTTCTATCGACTGCATCAACTGGTGCTCATCCGCTATTTAGCGATTTACAGAATGACAAGTTCAGAGCAGTTCATGATTACTTCGGACATGCTGCAACTGGTCGTGGATTCGGTCAAGATGGTGAAGAGTCAGCATGGGTTCATCACTCACAGATGTTTACAAAAAAGGCTCGAGCAGCATTAACAACTGAGACCCGTGGGCAAAACTCATTCTTTAATAATCGAGGCAAGCAGTTCGCTGACCAAAAGGTTGCATTGCTGCCTGAAGAGTTTTGGGCAGTTCCAGCAGTATTCACAAAGATTAAAGTAATTCGTTTTGAGGCTGGATTAAAACCTATTTTTAAGCATAGTGGCGGAGAGGCTCATGGTGGCTCTGATGACCAATCTTCTCACGGCAACTGGGCAACTGGTGGATATACAGCAGAACAGCAAGCGGGTATGGCTGCCATGGAAGGCAAAGGTCCATCAATGCAGGACCTAGATACTCTTCATGAAGCACTCATTATGAATGAAATCGGTCCATCTTTGGATGACATGATTTCTATCGTTGAAAATGACCAAGGGCTTTATGAGCAAGCAATTGATGGCATTGATGAAATCGTTGATGAAAAGATGGCTCAATCAAAGTATGAATATGCAGACCAAGCCGAAGCAGATGCTGCAAATGAAGCATTGAGAAATCGTTTATATGAGCAAACACAAACTCAAATGATTAATGATTTTGTTTCTAATGAATCAGATTTAATTCACACGCTATATGAAGAGCAAAATGGTGGAAGCGTTCAAAGTCAACTGGAAGAAATGAGTTCTTATATGGATGAAGTTTATTCATATGAGATGAGCGGAAAAGATGTTTACGGTAATGATGTAACTCTTTATTCTCAAGTAACAAACATGGAGCCAAGTTCATACGTTAATGGCGGAATTAAGATTTATGGGGTAGTTCAAACAACCAGCGGAGAGGCTGCTGGAGAGTTCGAACGCACCATGTATAAGCAAGGCGATACATGGATGGTTGAGCACGACCTCTATCAAATGTACGATGACTATAAAGGTACGGGATTTGGTACAAAGTTTATTCAGCAACAAGAGGACTGGTACACAACCCGTGGATTCGGTGCAATTGTTGTAGGTACTGCATGGGATGGCGCTCGTCACTGGGCTAGAGCGGGATTCGACTGGCATCCTGAATATGTGGAAGACAACATATCTCGCATTGCTAATGAGTCTCAGTACAACTCTAACTTTGAGGCTGGTTCAGAAAACCGTAAAGAGTTCAATAGTTTGATGTCCCGAGCATTCGATGGATACAACCCTGACGTCAATTGGTCCAGCCAACGAATCAATGGCACTGTCAAGATGAAGCCAATTACTAGCGATGGCTTTCCGTTGCCTAACGACTTTGCCACTATCGGTATTGCTCGTAAGACTCGTGATAGTGACGGCGTATCTGATTGGGGCGGAAAGTCTCTTATGGACGGACTCAACTTGAAGTACACAAAGGTTCTAACAGCCGAAGGTCGCACAGTCCTACAAGGGGCAATTGACCGAGACGGTGATGGATTGATTTATGACGGCACCGCTCGCGAAAAGCCAGCGCCTACGCTAAACTCAACACCATGAACAGAGAAGAGCGCTTACGCGAAATCCAAAAGACTTATCGCACATGGTCTGATAAGGCTGAGTTCATTACTGATACCCAAGCAACTCCTGAAGATGAGGATAAGTTTTACGAATCTCTCATTGAGCAAAAACTAATCCCAGTAGAAAAGACTGAATAGCAGTTGTTATTCTATCCGCTATCCTTAGTACATGGCGGATATTTCATCTAAACTGATTAATCTAAGCGCTGAGAAACTACTCGCGCTCCACGACCGTGTTCACAAGTCAGTGGCTCCTACTGCTGCTGAGATTGAAGTTCACCACACAATCCTTAACGAGATGGCACGTCGAAAGATGGTTCGCCCTCAAGACTCATGGGACGAGTTCGAAATCCTCGTAGATTCAATTCAAGATGTCGACCTAACTTCGATGGCTAGTTCATTGCCTGAAGGCATGGTTGAAGATGTTATTAAGACAACTGGAAGCCCAGTTGGAAATGTCGACACTTATCTCACAATCGATGGCTATGAAATGCGTATCGAGCCAATCGAACTTGACCCTATGGAAAAGATGATTCGTGAAGAGGGTGGAAAGTACACAGTTTACGATTCAACTGGAAAGCGAAAGTTTGGAACATACGGTTCAAAGAAAGAGGCTGAAGCCCGTCTTGAACAGATGCACCGATTCTCAAAGGCAGATAACACACCGCCAAAGGCAGTTCGAGATGCAGCACGTCGCGCCCTTGAATGGATTGCAGATGGAAAGGCTGGAAGTGGATTCACTTCAGTTGGTCGTCATCGTGCATCACAGTTGGCTTCAGGAGAAAACATTTCTCTTGAGATCGGAAGAGCACACGTCTGAACTCCAGTCACGTTTCGGAATCTCGTATGCCGTCTTCTGCTCAGAAAATAAAAAAAACCCCGCATACAACGACCATTAATCATCACTACCAGCACACTCACCAACACCACCCACAACACAACTCAACTCCTCGCGCAA